TAAATAAAACTGGGCCGTATCAAGTTCTTTTTTGTGTAAGTTTCCGCGATATAAACAATAAAACTCAATTGCGTCATGGTATTGTTCAGGAATTAAACTAAAATCATTATCATTAACCAAATCCGGCAATTTGCAATAAGCGTCGTAATATAAAGTCCTTGCATCACTAGGCGTTGGGTAAAGAATAATTTTTGGAAACATCCCCTGCCGTTGCCTTGGCCCTATTACAGCATTTGTGATGGATCCAGCGTTTGAGGTGATCGTTAAAATCCCGGTAAGAAACCCATTCAAACCCCTGCCTAATATTCTAGTATAAGTATTGGTTGTAACGACTGGAGTAGTACCGGTCAAAGTCACTTCTTCACCAATCAAAACCCCACTTGCATTAAGCCCCTCGATTTTAACAACTGCCGTATCTGCGGCCGTAGACACAAGTGATAGAGTGCTAGCTGAAGTGGGTTGATTGGCAACTGGAGAGAATCCAGCTAAATAGGCGATGTCTGGGTTCCCTGTTTTATTATCTAAATCCGGAACCTGCTCAAGCAAATCGCGACGACTCACCACCTCAATTTTCCTTGGGGACGTTCTGTCCGTCATTACAATCTGCTTCCCAATATCTACCAAAGAACTAAGGGTGTATTCGTTTTGATTTGCAGTAGTTGTGAGCGTCAGCTCATCTAAAATAGTCCAAGAAAAATTATGCTTGGCTGTGACAATAAACTCTTTCTGGGCTTTATTCGCCCAACGTTTGATAACAGCATCAATATTAGTTGCTGAGTTTAATTCCACCCTCACATTATTAACAATCTCGGCGAGATTCATTCAGCGTTAACCTCACTAACAACACTAACCTCACCAGATTCGCTAGGTTCGCTAACCTCAACGACTTTCTTAGGGCGTCCTTTCTTTTTTGATTGTTCAAACTCAACCTTATCTTGTTTCAGCTTTTCTTGTTCCGCATGAAAGGCGGCCTCATCTTCCCTAAATTTCTTCTCAATTCCAGACAGAGTATTAATAAATTTAGTTTTATCATTGCCCTCATCATCAATCTTATTTTTTTCTTTCTCATCTTCATCTGCGGCAATGATTACTGGTGTTGGCATATAGAAATCCAACCCTCGTTTTTTAGGTTGTTCCTCAGTCGTGTAGGGAATAAAATCAATGGCCATAAATAATACACTCCAAATAAAAAGGGAGGAGACATTTTGTCCCCTCCCAATTAACAATTTAAGCAGACGCACCTAAACGCAAAGCATGTCCAACATTCAAATAAACAGGGATGGTTCGTAGTACGGTGTCAGTAGTGAGTTGGAATGGTGAATAACCCAATCTTAACTCAGCCGCAGAAGTAGAGCCGTTGGTGACCACATTAGTTGAGGCAATCAAAGATTTACCTAAAGTAATCGTGGTGCCTGCAGCAACCGCAGCAACCTGAGGATGTAAACCCGCAAACTGAACCCAACCCCATGAATATTGCGCTTGAGTTGCCATGACAACACCAGCGGTAATAGCCGCGGTATCGCCAGCAGCCGAATCAACTACTGCCCATGGTAAATGCACCCGGAATGTATCCGATGAAGCCGTCGCAGCAGAAAACGCATCATTTGGGTCAATAGTGATTAATGTGGCAGTGTTTGCCGCAATAATTGCATTCTCACCCTCAGGAGCCGCTCCCGCTGCACCGGCATCGTCCAAGCACTGAATAATACCACCCGCCAAAATATTGGCAGTAGCTCCAGTAGTAACAATGGTTGTAGTAGTACCAGCGCCGGTAGCACTGATTGAAACCAACCCTCTAAATGCACAGATGTTGTTTTTAGTGGCTCCACCTGATTGATCAAATCGGACGTATTGATAGCCGCGATAACCAAAATTCGGATCATAGGTCCAACGTACAGCACCCTTCTCTTCTTTATTAGATGTGTCAGAAGCGCTTAACGTGGTATTCCATACAGTGCGGTTAGCCGCCCGTTCATTATAAAGTTTTGCAGTTTCCAAACTCATATTTTATCCCCCAATGTTAAGCAGTCATTCCAGCAAGCACGCCTTGCAGAGCGCAGTTAGATACTGTCAGTTGTCCGGCCCATAAAATTTTAGCGATGCTAACATCTTGATCTGCAGGCGTAACAAAATCACTCATATCAAAATCTTTATCGGGGTGAACGCGTAGTTTTAAGTAATCTAAATTCAAAAAATACATACGATCATCTGGACATTGTGGATCGTATAAAAGATCGATCCCTTCAAATTTCAACGCATGAAAGCCAAGATCAGCTAGATTAGGGTTATTGAATTGAGCTTTACCATGCGCTAAATTCTCTACATATCCGAAAACTGTATTGCCTGCGACGATTACTTTAGGACGGTCAACACCACGGGTTAATTGACGAACCATTGAACCCATTGCGGTGATCCCATTGGAACCAAAAGAACCCACAGAAGCGTTTACTTTGTTTCTCCAAAATGTATCAGTGGCGCGATTTATTCCACCCAAAATACCAGTAGTGGGGGTAGTGCTACAAATAGCAGCTAATCCCAAAACGTCTTTTCCACCGTTACCAGTACCATCACCGTAAATGAGAGAGCCTAAACGGTTTGACATGGTGATTTCTGCCTGTTTAGCCCTAGCCTCCATAAGAGATTGCATTTTCTCTTTACCGCTATTGCGTAACTTATCAGTACCAGTTAGAGTGATGGTGGCGTATTCCTGTTTCCAGTTAAACTCCGCAGCGCTCAAGCCTTCAGGTTTAGTCACAATCATCGTATCAGCTTCAGAGTATGACCCACCATTTCCAGAGGCATACATCAACTCTTCAACGAGTGTATCGCCACCATTAGTGACAATCTTACCTTTCATGTTTAAATATTTTAAAAGAACATTTCCATTGCTAACATTGTCAGCAAATTTCTTACGATAACTCTTTAGTGTAGTGGATGCGATTGCATCGAAACTACTATTTGGCAGTGCCATATTTTTTGGACCTTTACTTCCAACCCAGCTAATTAAGACGCATGTTTGTCCCAAGCAGCTTTAAACGCAGCAGCAATATCATTATATTCGCTTGTTGCCTCATTAGCAGGGGCCACCGCCTGAGAAGCGACGTTGCCAGTCAGTTTTTGTTGTTGATTTTTATAGGCCTGATCAATGGCTGTTTGCTTAACATTTGACGCATTAGCGATCATCCACGCATGCTCAAGTGGGTAGCCATAAGTTTGGATCATCGACATGACTTCATCTTTTTTGGTTGCCCAACCCTCATTTGCGTAAAGCGCTTTTCCGCGACCCTCAACCTGAGAGACAAGAGCGTCATATTGTATTTTTTCATTTTGCTGTTGGATTAATTGTAATTGCTGCTGGGTCGCTTGAATCTGTTGCTGGAATGGTTGTGCTAATTGATTGAATGTATGCAGCACAGACTCCGCGCCCTCGAAACCAAGTTGATTGACCAAAGATTTGAAAACGGCTGGATCGTTAGGGTTCTGAACAGGTGCAACTGGAGCCTGAACATTATTAGCGGGATATTGATTAGCCGTTTGGCCATATTGCCCTTGCTGATTAGTGTTCTGCCCATAACCATATTGTTTACGTTCAGTTTCAAACCTCAATCGCTCGGATTCTAATTCACGTCGTTGCTGTGCCAACTGTTGAGTTTTATTATAATAATCGCTGGACTGACTAGGTGTCATGCTCTCTGCGACTACTGGTTCTGATGGCTTCCCAGCATCGTTAGTTCCTACAGACTCGGCATGTTCTACCGGTTCAATAGGCTGGCTACTGTCATGCTGATTAAGTTCGTTTACCATATTTACCGCTCCTTAAATGTTGATCATTGCGCAGGTAATCCCTGCGGCTGAGGGTTTCCGCCAACCGCGGCACCGCTTTGTTGTGTTTGTTGCGTAGGTAATGATTCAGGGGGCACATTCGACCCTTGAGGCATTCCACTAATATTTTCTTGGCTTAAACCGCCCGGACCAGCCATACCAATGTTAGGAGATTGACCCTTCATAGCCGTGAGCTGAGATCGCTCTACAAAACTCTTCATTAAACGATGCGTGAATGCATGAGCGATGAACGCTGGAGTGTTATTATTTTCCAAATCATGCGCAGCCAAATGCTCGTCATGAGGCTCATTCATTTGAGGGGTCACAGGGATATTACGTTTTAATAGAGAATTTTCCTGCTCGGGAGTTTTTGAATCAAAAATAATGCCTTTATTTTCAATATGGAGAACTTTAGACACTTCTTTAAGCAGCTCTTTTGGGTCAACCTGAGCAGACACTTGTTGTGATTGCCCCATCAACGCTATGAGCTGCGTGATGTCCGCTTTGCGTTGATTCTCGTCGACAGGTAATGTAGAGCCGGCCTTTACTCGCACGCGCATCTTACCCTGCAGATCGGTTCCCACAACATTCAAGAAAGGATTCTTGGCGTTACCTAAGGCTTTTTCACCAAAACGCTCTTTAAATGCCAAGAACTCAACCTCTTCCATCCCAGACAAACTGATCACTTTGGTGGTATCGTACTTATGTTGAATCAACCAAATGCATTTTTCAATCACTGAGGCGATTACATCCTCAAGTAAACCCACTCGATCCGAAATAACATCAGCCGATTCGGCAACAATCGCCATAGCCTCACGCGCCGTTTTTGTTGTCTGCGGCAACCCCTGCTTCATCTCATTCATGCCTGAGACCATAGTGATATCTTGGCGCAACAACTGCTCATACAAATAAATCTCTTCCCCTAATGAGGCATGTTGATATGGTTGAAATGACTGGCCGGCTGTCAACTCAATCACAGTCGAGTCCTCATCACTAGTAAACGCGTCTTTTTGATCGTCAGTAAGAGGGACTCCGCCGGTAACAATAATTTTAGAAATCAACTTTCGGCGATGGTGGGATTTTAGAGTTTTGATCTCGGCCAGCTCATACAAATCATTCCACCAAAAATGCAGATCGCCCTTGGTGTCCTGTTGTCCGGGGATATTATTACACTCAAAATGGTCGTACATGGTGTTATAACCATACGGGCATTTATAGGGAGGCACTGCCCATCGATCTAAACCCTCAACTTGAATCGCTAATGTATGATCAACGTTATTCTCGAGCTCGTAGTATGTTCCATATTGAAAATCACTGCGCTCTTCCTGACTGAGCCCGTTCTTTTTATTTTCATCACAATTTTCTTCAACTACATGTAATTCCTCATCATCATCAATTTTGAATTTCTTTCGAATGTCGGCGATCGGGGCAATAATTTTATGAGCTCTCCATCGCGCTGAACTAATGGAACGAGCATTTGGGTCGATGATGAGGTCCTTACGATCAACATAATCAATCGTGATTTCATCATTTGGCTGATCACCTATGTATTGACGCCCAATTTTATCACCCTCATATTTATAGGAGGTCTTGAGGTAGCCACGGCCTTTAATTTTAGTGCCCTTAATTAGCTCACGCAGAACGGATTTAAATTTCCAGACATCATCTAATTGAGAGTTGATTACTTTTTCTAGAATCTCGGAGGTGAGATCGGCCTCTGGGGTAGCAGGGTCAATGTAGATGTATGGAGATCGAGAGTATATTTTTGGAGTAAATGATCGAACATCAACGTAAAATAGATTAGTTTTCTGACATTCAGTTTTATAGGAGGAATTGTCGCCACCAATCACATCCCCCTCATAGGCCCGCTCAAATTTTTTCCACTCTTTTATTGAGGTCTCCATCCCACGTTTAGCGGCATCAATTCGA